TTGAAAGAAAAACCTGACATACCAGTAATGGTATTTGGGATGGTAATATTGTTTAAAAAAATACAAGTTTGGAACAACCCTTCTGGTACAGTTGTAATTTGCTGTAACACTGTGTATACGAAATCATCGTTTACCGCCGTGCCAGCAAATGCATAACTACCAACAGACGTAATAGTGCTTATGTTCGCAAATGTAATGTCATATAAATTAGTGCAATTTTGAAAAAATCCATATGGTATATTTGTGATGCTACTTGGAATAACAATATGGTTTAATAAGATGCAGCCATTAAATAAATTTGTTGTATTTTGTGCAATAGTAGGTATTGAATTTAATATAGTCTGCACAGTATCATCTAGAAGATATGTATTGGCGAACGCAGCATCAGCTATGGATGTAATAGTTGTTATATCGTCAAAAATAATTTCATCCAATTTGCTACCATTAAATGCATTGTCGGATATAATTGCACATGCCGAAGATATGGTAACACTTGTTAAAACAGTATTGTTTAAAAATGCGTTAGCGCCTATAGATGTTACTGAATAAGGAACGGATAACACCGTTATTGCGAGCGGAATGATTATAATTGGTGTTGAAATAGAAGAACTCGATGAAACGTATGCGGTAGAACCACTATATGTATACGTTATTCCTTGAGCGTCTGTATAAGTAGACATTTTATATATGAATATATAAAATATATAAAATATTGAGTTTCATTTTTGTCTAAAGATGGTTTATGGTTTTATTCCACCTTCAGCGAAGCACCATTGGGTTCTAACGGTGGATGTGAGTTTTGGCTCCACTTTGGCTCCACTTTGGCTCCACTTTGGCTCCACTTTGGCTCCACTTTGGCTCCACTTTGGCTCTACTTTGGCTCTACTTTGGCTCCACTTTGGCTCTACTTTGGCTCCACTTTGGCTCTACTTTGGCTCCACCTTTCTTAAAGGTGGATTAAAAATTGAATAATGATTTGGCTCTATTTTGGCTCCACCTTTTTCAAAGGTGGATTTAGGTCACCATCTCAACCTTAATTGCTTCATGCGATTTGTAATTGTGTATTTCAAAATCTGCCACTTGGTAATGATTTATGTTATCTTTCACTTCTTTTATAGAAACTGTTGGAAAAGGATATGGTTCTCGCGTCATTTGTAATTTACAAGCATCCATAGCATTTTCGTATATATGACAATTCCCGATAAAATAGACGAATTCGTGCGCTTCTAATCCACAGTGGGTGGCCAACAAATGAGTAAGGAATGAATAAGACGCTATATTGAAGGGCATTCCTAAAAATACGTCCGCGCTGCGCTGATAAAGAGCACAGCTCAGTTTATTACCATTATGCACGTTAAATTGACATAAAATATGGCACGGTGGGAGCGCCATTTCGTTCAATTGGCAAGGATTCCACGCCGTCATTAGTAAGCGCCGACTCGTCCGTTGCGCAGGGTCTTTTAACGCATCAATAATATTCTGTAATTGGTCGACCCCTTCACCGCTATAATCTTCATCGCCTTCCCATTTAGCGTTAAAGTGTCTCCATTGATGACCATAAATAGGTCCTAATTCGCCGTCCGAATAATGCGCCAGACCACGTGATGCTAAATAGGTGGGCGCTGCATTCGCGTCCCAAATATGAACGCCTTGTTCCTTCAAAATATTATTATTTGTCTTACCTCTTATAAACCATAATAGCTCTTTTAGGCAAGTCTTCCAGGCGGTTTTTTTGCTCGTTAAAATAGGTATTTTTTCATCCTTTAGAGAAAAACGCATCATGTTTCCAAAAATACTCTGGGTCCTACCATTTCGGCCGTCTTCCCAAGAGCCGTTTTCCACGATGTCACGAATCAAATCTAAATATTGATATTCTTCGTGATACATCTTTCTCTCTATTTTGTCTATTTTGTCTATATCTATTTGAGCCATATTCTATGTGTAATTATTTAGCGAATGCTTTTTAAATTGTTTCCCCCTTTTATAAACAAAAAATGAGAGACAAAATTGATAAACAAAATTTGTAAATTATTAATTTCTAATTATACCCTATATAAGGATATATGGATAGTTCAGATGATTCAAATAAAAGTTTCTTTAAGCATGTTTTTAATTTTGACGATGATTCAAAATCCGACATATTAAATATAATTCAATATGCTTTAATCGCGATGATTCCAGTAGTCGTTTTAAATAAAAGTATAGGAAAATACGTCCCTGAATCCGACGACAAAAAGGGAAGTTTAGAAATAAGTGCCGAAATAATGATACAAGTTATCGTGACCTTTATGGGACTATTAATCATTCATCGAATCATTACCTTTATTCCAACCTATAGTGGAGCTAAATACCCAGAATTCCACATTATTTATATTGTTTTAGCAATATTGATGATTGCGATGAGTCTACAGACCAAATTAGGGGAAAAAGTAGGTATTTTAGTAGACCGTGTTATGGAGTTGTGGGATGGTAAAAGTGATAAAAAGAAAAGGGGGAAAAACTCGGTAAAAGTGTCTCAGCCCATTTCTGGACAAATTACCGGTCAACAAATGAATAATGCCGCAATGACCCAATCATTGTACACCGATGGAACCGCGATTAGCTCTCTTCCTAGTGATTCGCAAAATACTATGCAACCAGAGCAATTACCCAATTATAACGCCATGTATAGACAGGATACTACACCATTAGTTGGCGCCGCTAGTCCAACCGCGCAGCCAATCGAAGGATTTGGCGAACCTATGGCGGCAAATTCCGTGTTAGGGGGGGGTGCTTTTGGTAGCGCGTGGTAATCCACCTTTAGAAAAGGTTATAACGAAGTAAGAGCCAAAGCTTCGCTGAAAGTTATAACGAAGTAACAGCCAAAACCACTTCCACCTTTAGAAAAAGTTATAACGAAGTAAGAGCGAAAATTTTTTGTTATACTTTTTCTAAAAGTATAGGTGGACTGAAATCAGTATAAATATAAATTGTCATATATATTTATATAGTATTCTCAAGATGGACATTCAAAAATTATTAAAAGCATTAGACGATGAAACAAACGAAACTCTTTTAAACTTTACCACCGACAAAATTAAAGAAATGAATGTAAACATTTTGAAAGAACTACACTTGCCAAAAGAAGAAACCCTAAAATTACTAGATAAATTAGCCGATTACAAATACGTTGACGAAATGAATGAATTGAAATACGGCGCTTACATTCGATGGATTCCAATCGAAGACCCTACCAAAATTCAGCTCTCCAAAGGTGCCTTATTTTGTGAAATGAAAATCACGGATAATGGGGTATTTTGTATTTGCAAAAATTTTGGATTTTCTAACCGGCATTTTCGTATTTCGATGGACAAAAACCTTATATTCCAACGCCTCACCGAACAAGAACAAGTGTTGTTGTACGCATTAGACTATTTAGCAAAATAAAGTAGCACTTTTTGACCTACAATAGGTCTAAATATTTGTAACCGTCGCGTCGATTCCCACTCAGCTATTGTAGACGTATTCTTCCGCCTGTCTCTCTACCGGCTGGTTTTTACAAAAATATAATTATTATGATACATACTAATTATAATAAGAAAATAGTTTTATGTAACTATATATTTTACAGCGACGTTTGGTTTATTTCCTAGATTTCCTAGTTTTCTTATTGCATTTACAATCGGCGAATAATCCAGGGATAAAGGTGCCCAACTGAATTAGCTGAATATGTGATTTATGGACGGGTTTCTTCATGGTGCCGACTTTTTTGCCCTTGTGATATTTTGTTACACTTTTGTAACCTTTTCCCTTTTTAATGGAAACTTTACGCACTACTTTACCGCCCATTTGTTCTTTTCTAACTTCGATATTTTCATAATTGAAATTGTTGGTCTCCATTTTATACAATACAGACAGAAAAAAATCTATGGTATCTATATATGAATAGTACTTTGGTTCACTTATTCCATATGTTCATTGTCGGCAGTTTATTTCTTTACGTAGGAATAAATCGAGAGAAAGTGTGGAAGCAACTGTTTCCACTATTAATGGGCCTGGGTGTGGTCATTGTGTGTTATCACATATATAAAGCATATACGTATATGACGGCTGGAAAGGGTTATTGGGTGAATTTGCTACATATTTTCATTATTGGTCCCTTGTTGATATACATTGGTTATCACGGTGAAAAAACCGCTAGATTATACTTTGAATTATTGCTAATGTTGGGATTTGCCTCTATTGGTTATCACGGTTATTATTTACTTTATTAGAATGAACAAACACTGTGTAGCATGTAGTCTATTCGCATTGGTTGGTAATCCAAGTCTTCGACAAAACGGCCTTTACACTCTCTAGCGCCCCTTCGGTCCATCCTTGGTATCTACTGACCACTTCTCCCACCACCAAGAGTCCCTTTTCTGGATGTTGGGCGGCCTTGACAAATGCATCTCTAGTTGTAATTCTACTAGAAGATTGATTTCTGGGTCGTAAGGGTTCGTAATAATGCGTGCCAATGGGCCAATAATAGTCCTTAATGGCGGTCAATTGCAGCGTTCCTTTGGGGATGCCGAGCGATTGTTCAAGTAAGTCACAATATAGGTCGCGGTTTTCGGCAGTATTTTCCAAATATTTCTTCAGCACCAGCGCATTTGCGTTATCACTATAGGCAATCATATAAACACCTTTGGCGGCGTTCATGGGAATTATTTTTTGCAGCGGACCGGGCACAATGGTATAATTCGGCACCACCTTTTTCATGATTTCGGCGGATTTTTTATTGAATTTGCCATACAAACGCAAAAAAGGTTGTCCGTGTATTTCTTGATACAAGCTATTTTTATCATTCGCTCCTGGCACCAATTTTTTAATGCCGCTTATCGTGGTGGCTAAAATCACTTTGTTCGAATAATATTTCGTTCCGTTGGCCACGCTAATTTCGAACAAACAGGGCTTCTCTTGGAGCTTTTTCAATGCAATTACATCACTCGAAAATTTGAAATGTTGTTTGCCAATTTTATTGTATAAGTTTTCTACCATCTCTTTCCAGGGTATATGAAGACCCGTCCACCCACCTTTATTGTCATCCATACCGTAATTATAAAGGGTTTCGACCAAGTCCGCTTTTTCATAATCAGTGTATCCCGCAGAAATGGCAAATTGTTTATACAACTTCTCTCCGAATATTTGAATAAAGGCATCTCGAAATGTTTTCCCCTTCAACTCCGGATGGGATTTTAACGCGGTTTTTAATTTATTGACAAAGGTAACAATGTCAAGAGGGCTAAAGAGTGGCGAATAATTCATAATGGAGTCGAATTTGTTGTATTTGACGCCGATTTCATTCATCAGCCGAATCAAAAGAGGGTTGGTATCTTGCCGCCCGATTCCCGCGCCGGTAACGACTTCGGTGCCATAAAAGGTTTCATTACTGGTGCGTCCGCCTATCCATTGTCGTTTATGTTTTTCTAGAATTAAGAAGGTGGTTTCTGGAGCGATTTTTTGTATATTGTAAGCGCTATATAAACCGGCCATTCCACTTCCAATAATAATAATGTCGTATTGTTTCGCCATATACATTGTACATAAAATAAAGCTAAAATAGAAACAAATAAAAACAAAAAAAAACAAAAAAAAAACAAATAAAAAACAAAAAAAATTGATTGTAATTTACGTCTATAAATAAAATGAACCTCAAATACTATTACTATAAAATGTCACTCGCCTCCTGGATAAACCTTTATGAAGACCACCTTGTACCCCGCTTTTTGGCAACCAATCCAAATCCAAACCTAATAAATTATTTAAAAGAAAATAAACATATGATTGATTGGTCCAATTTATCAAAAAACCCAAATGCAATAGAAATTTTAAAAGAAAACAAACACTGTATAGATTGGAAAAATATATGTTTAAATCCACACCCTGAAGCTATCGAATTAATAGAAAACCACCACGCATATTATTTAAAACTTTGGCAAGAAAAAGGCCGTAGAATTCCATATGATATGGTATTAAGTTGGAAAAATCTATCAAAAAATCCGTATGCAATAGATTTTCTGAAAGAAAACCCTGTATATACTTATTGGGCATTTCAAGAACCGCCTTATCACCCAAACCAAGACGATTATGATTATGAAAGCGAATATTTAAAAAATTTACGGCCTGATAACGAAATAAGTTGGGAGTCCTTATCAGAAAACCCTAAAGCAATTAAATTATTAAAGAAGAACCATGATAAAATAGTTTGGACTGCATTATCTAAAAATACCAGCAAAAGAGCTATAAAATTATTACGAGAAAATCCAAAAAAAATCTATTGGACTAATGCATCACAAAACCCTAGAGCCATAGATTTAATTGAAGAAAATTTAAACAAGGTTGATTGGAAACAAATGTCTAAGAACCCGAAAGCATTACACTTATTTGATGAAAACTATTATTCTTGCCTTTTTGAAGTTGACTGGTGTTATTTGTCGGCCAATCCTAGCGCATTACATTTATTAGAACAATACCGTACAAAAATAGATTATCGTTGGTTATGTAAAAATCCAAATGCGGCATTCTATTTGGAAGAAAATATAGAAGATCAATTTGACAAATTAGATTGGAACTGGTTATCCGAAAATCCTTGTATATTTGACGAATAATAATGCGTTGCTCTAATTGGAAAAAGTATATACATACGAATATATACTTTTTCTATTTTTCACATAGGTTAGCCTCTGCTTCTACGCGTACTATTTTTTTTGGATGTCTTCTTCTTTAATTTTATAGTCCCTTTGCCTTTACAATTGAATTTACCACGTGTAATTCCCTTACTGTTTATGATTGTTTTGGTGCATATTCCAATCGCACGTGCTTCATGTAGTTTATCCACTTTTTTTATACAACGACATAATTTGGTAGCCAATAATTGTTCCGCGTGCATTTTGAGCAAACGTTTCGAATGTGGTATAGGTGTTTTATAGTAGTCTAAAATTTTTTTATAATCATTATTGGAGAGTTCAATCATATTTTGTTAGTGGGGTATTACTAATAGTAGTGAATATTTTATTTTTTCGATTTATTCGCTTCTTTTGCTTTATTCGCTTCCAAAAAATGCACCCCTACCAATATTGAAATCCGTAAGACGTGTAATGACCTCCTCTTTATCCTTCATAATATCCTTAATCACATCCTTCATTGAAATCATACCAATAAATTTAGGGTTTTTCTCGTCAACAATCAACAAATGATGAATATTTTTAAAGGTCATTTTGTTCATACATGATTCTAAAGAGTCGTCTTTTTTAGCAACAATTACGTTATTTCCATATGTGCAAATATCCTTCACTTTTAAGTTATCGTAACTCTTGTTGTGTGCGACGACTTTATTGATATAATCACGTTGTGATAAGACGCCCACTAAGGATTCGTTTTTATCGGTAACGGCTAAACAGCCCACATTAAAAACGGTAAAGCGTGTAATCGCCTCCTTCAATGGTTGTTCCTCGTTGATTTTGAAATCAACTTTATAATAACACGATTTTTTGAACACACTACTTGCAGTAGAATTTGCGAATGAGACATTGGAAAAAGGTCTGGATGCTATACCAGATGATAATTGTAATAATCGTTTAGAAAACATATTATATATATGATATTAGGGAGTTCTTTTTAGGTATTTTTACCAATAAAAAATAAAAATACCTTAGACAATAAAAATACCTTAGACAATAAAAATACCTTAGACAATAAAAATAAGAAAAAAGAAAAAAGAAAAATAAGAAAAATGGCAAAATCTAAAAACTCGACATATATTAGGAATGAAAATTGTAGTATTTGATTTAGACGAAACGCTAGGCTATTTTACCGAATATGGTATATTTTGGGATAGTCTGGCCCATTATTTAAAAAAGAAAGACAAACCGCCTTTAACACAAAACGATTTTGACGAGATATTAGATTTATATCCAGAATTTTTACGCCCCAATATAATAAACATATTAACGTATTTAAAAGGGAAAAAACAGTCGAATTGTTGTCATAAAATGATGATATACACCAACAATAGTGGTCCGCGTGAATGGTCTCAGCATATTATAAAATATTTCGAAAAAAAACTAAATTATAAATTAATAGACCAGTTAATCGCGGCTTTCAAAGTAAACGGTAAAACGGTGGAAATATGCAGAACCACGCACACGAAAACACATAAGGATTTAATAAAATGTACCAAAATACCTGCCACCGCCGAAATCTGTTTTTTAGACGACACCTTTTACCCTGAAATGGCAAATGATAATATCTACTATATAAACGTGAAACCATATTACTATGACCTGAAAATGGCTGATATGATACAAAAATTTAAAGAAAGCGCTGTCGGACAGAAAATATTAGATGACACTACTATAGATGCGGATTTTGAAGAAAACATGCTGGAGCACATAAAACTTTATGAATATGAATATATAAATAAAGATTCGAATGAATATGAAATCGATAAAATTTTGGGTAAGCAAATTATAGCGCATTTACACCACTTTTTTAACAAAACCAGAAAGTCTAAAACGCAAAAAAACAAACCGAAACGTGGTGTGAAAAGAAAAACTTGTCGAAAATATGAGTAAAGCAAGGACTCATCGTGGTCGTGGTCATCGTCATCGTGGTCGTCGTCATCGTGGTCGTGGTCGTCGTCATCGTCAATATTGTTATTTGGTCGAAAAGTGTTCTCTTACGTCTTGAAACGTTTTCTGTACTTTTTCTTTGAGACTCATTACATAATCATTTAATGCGGTCGTGGTTAAAATAAACAAACCAGCACTAAATACAATCTTTCTATCTAAATTCGTAAAATTCTCTATTTTTCGGAAAGGATTGAACCGCCACAATAAAAATAAACAAATATATATTCTAACATAGTAATCCAAGTTAACTAAATATTGGGGGGCGGAACTAGAGAATCCAAAGAAAGACGCAAAAATTAAAATATATGAAATCGTAATAAAAATATCAAACATTCTTTCTTGAAACTCGTTCAATTTATGTAAAAATATCATATATATAGTTATGATATTTTTATTTGGGTTCGCGTTTTACTGGTTACCCTATTTTACACTTCTGTATCGTAAAATGTTAATGTTCGCGCGCTAGGGTCCTGCGCATCGGTATATTTTGGCATCCAAAAATACGGTAAAATATGGGCTGCATTTGGATAAGCAGCGTCAAAAATATTTTTATAATAGCGTTTTTCGGTTTCAATGGTGGGTTGATAAATATCCGTTTCTTCTTGGATGTTCATATGCAGCGCAATATATTCTTGTAAAATTTGGTACAACGAGCGCCCTCTAGAGCTGACACCATCACTAAACGCCTCTTTTTTCCTCCATAAAATATCCGATGGCAATATTTGTCTTCCACTATAGTCCGCAAATTTGGCATGCGAAAAACTATACCTTAAAAGAAACTTTTCAATACAATCGTGATGCGCGAGTTCGGCGTCAAATATGCTATAGGTATCGTTGATAGCTTTCATATTCTTATGATTTCTAAAATAAGGCGGCATGGAAAGCACGAAGTTTACAAAACTGCGGTCCAAAAAGGGTGTACGCGGCTCTAGTCCGTGGGATGAAATGGATTTATCCGAGCGTAAAACATCGAACAAGTGAATATCTTTTAACAAGCGCCGCGTTTCCTTATCAAATTCAATGTCATCTGGACATTTGTTCATATACAAATAACCGCCCAATAGTTCATCCGAGCCGTCACCGTTAAAAATGACTTTGGCCTGTGAGTTCGCGGCAATATATTTGCCCAGTAAATAATTTCCAATACTTGCTCTAACCGTAGTGGTGTCGTAGCTCTCTATGGCTCGGATAACTTCTGGAATCGCTTCAAACATTTCTTGCTCGGTAACTACAATTTCGGTATGATTGGTGCCCAAATAATCGGCTACAATACGCGCATATTTTAAATCCTCTGAGCCGTGTAGGCCAATACTATAGGTTTCTAATTTATTGGGTAATTGATAATGATTGTAGAAATTGTTTACTAATGCCGCAATGAGACTGCTATCGAGACCGCCAGACAATAGACAAGCAATGGGTCTTTCCGTAGTGAGGCATCTTTTGGTAACGGCGGTGTTTAAATAATTCGCTATGTTTGCATATATGCTATGCAGTAGGATATCTTTCGTCTCACCATCTATTCGCCACGTATGCGAAAAAGAGGGGATAAAATAGGCGGTGTTTTCCTTTTCTGCTTCCCAAATGGAATCGACCATATTGGCGTGGTTGAATACACTATATGTTCCTGGTTTGAATTGTTCGATGGAATAGACATCGGGGTTCATATTGTAAAAATCGGACAAACATTTCAGCTCTGAGGCGAAACCGAGTAATTGAAATGGTGCGCTTTGTTTATGGTGTTTTAAATAATACAGTGGTCTTACTCCTAGAGGGTCGCGTGCGACATATACTTTGTTTTGCAGGTCCGCTTTCAGGCGATTATCGTATAATATGAATGCATACACGCCGTCCAACATGTGTAAGGTTTGTTCTATTCCGTAGGCTAGATACAAATGAATAATGACTTCGCAGTCGGAGCCGGTGGTGGGCTCTACGCCCATATATTTATATAATTGTTTGTAGTTATAAATTTCTCCATTGCATATCAAAACGATATCATTGATAACGAGTGGTTGATTGGACGCCTCGTTTAACCCATTGATTGCCAAACGGTGAAACCCCAGCGTCATTTTCATATAACTATTGTCTAATTTAGAAAATTCTGGTCCGCGCCCTTGGCCCTTTATAAATTCATTGTGAATGACATCTGTATTTATATTATTACTATTTAGGAGAGCAAATATTCCGCACATTTATCTATAATAGTATATGTATAATCCTTTATATATTTTACATTATATTATTGTTTGTGGTATTTCTGGTATTTGTTGTGGTATTTCTGGTATTTGTTGTGATATTTGTGGTATTTCTGGTATTTCTGGTATTTCTGGTATTTGTTGTGATATTTGTGGTATTTTGTTATAAGGCAAATAAAATAATATATATGTATATCAATGAATCAACCAGACAACAACCAACCCATTTGTAACTCAAAAATACACGAAGAAACCAATACCAGAATTTACGATAGAAATATTCCGTCTCATATGTTGCAGCCTTATTTAGATGTGCGACCAGTGATGACCAAATATTCGTATTTCCCAGTGGTAGACCCGCGCAAGTCAATTAGCGTACCATTGACACAAATGCCCACCTATAATGTTCATCAAACATTTAATCCTGGAAATTCGATGGCACCATGGTCTGGTTTTTCTTCTAATATAAATGTAGAATCGGAATTGCGAAACCAAATATACGCTCTACAAAAATGCAGTCAATCGGTGTATGTCCCAAACAGTAGTAGTGATTTATATAATTATAAATTTAAGACCGTGACTCAACCCAATCCACATCAACTATTGTTTCAAAATGAAAGTTTTGCGAGTTTTAACCCAAATCCGGATTCCAAAATGGTCGGCTCTGGAATGTTTTATAATAATACGCGTTCTCAGGTGCGCGATTTAACGAAACACAATTGCTAATTGTCCCGCATTATACTAGTAATATTTTATACATTTCTCATAAAATATTACGTATCACCACGTATCACATGTGTATATTTACTTTTCTACCACCACGTTTTTCACAATATTTCGAATAATCTTATCCTCTTTTTCCAGATCATTATCACCCGAACCACCCATGGATTCTATAATGAGCTTGTTGTATTTGTCGGAAACCTTCGAATAGGAATTGTTATACTCGGGGTTCTGTTCCTTGAATTTGGGTATTAAGCGTTGGTTTTTGGAAACGACTTTCTTTATCATTTTGCGCATTTTGCATTGTGATTCATCCTTTTCCCAAGTATTTTCATCTTTAATATAAATGGTTTCTCTCTTTTTGTCGGTGCAATGAATGGGGCGTTTGGTGATATCAAGTGCATTCAGGTTTTTCACAATGATATTCGAAATACCTTCGACAAAGCCCACTTCGCCGACATTTTCCAAGTCGCTCACTTGCAATTTAATAGATTCTACGAAATCATTAATATTCATGGCATCTTTACAGGTCTCGTTCAAGAAAAGGTTTAGGTTAAATGCTTTGTTGTGCGAGTTGGTATGTGTAGTATTGTGAGTTCCGTTTTCTATCACTTTCATCATCATATTTTTAAAATCACTTGTTTCCTTAATAAGCTCTGCGTTTTGTTTGACCAACATCAAAATAAGCTGGTCTTTATCATTAGTATTATCTTTAACTACTAAGCTGGTAGATTTTTCTTCTACGGTACATTTTTTATTGTGACGCCATAAACCAGAACGGTCATTGAAAGATTTATCACAAATTTTACATGCATATTTTGTTGAGCATAATTTGGCATCCGATTTGTTGTCATTTGTTGCTAAAACGTTGATTTTATGTTTGTTGCTTTCATTATGTTTATCTATACTACTTTTTTTACACGTTTTATAGTCACAAATTGCACATACATATTTAGAGCATATTTGGGCATCCGATTCGTTGCTATCCGTTGTCATATATTAGCAACAGATAAGTTTCCTAAATATTTATCTTAAAAAATAAAAAATTTATCGTCACAAAATTTAAAAATATTTTTTAGCGACCAGACCATAAAATTCAATTATGGTCTCACGATTTAATTTCGCATAAAGTATTTTGGGTTTTGAAAATTGGACAAAAAAAATGTCCAAAATCGATTTTCCCAAAAAAGTCTTCCCCAAAACATTTCATCGAACCTACATGTGAAGGGACCAAAAATCGCACATAAAATACATTTTCTCCTTCATTTTGTAGTAAATTTACTTTTCTACCACCACGTTCTTCACGTTCTTATCCTCTTTTTCCGCATCGTTGTGTGAAATTGTTGTGGTATTATGACTGTTAATAGTAATTCCGTTTTCTATCACTTTCATCATCATACTTTTAAAATCAGTTATTTCCTTAATAAGTTCGGCGTTTTGGTTGACCAACATCAAAATAAGCTGGTCTTTATCAGTAGTATCATAAGCACATTTTACTTGATTATCAGGTTCACCTTCATCATTATCAGAATTCAACAAACATGTTTTTTTGTGTTTCCATAATCCTTGTCGATGTTTATATTCTTTTCCACATTTACAAAAATACGATTCGGAACTTTGTGGAACTTTTATGTAACTCGTAACGTCATCATGTGTAATCTTTTTGTGTTTATCAGTTGACATGTGTCTATCGTATTGACTTTTTCGAGACGTATAATAATCACATGTTTCACAGTAAAATTTGTAATCTTTTGATATTTCAATACCCATAACTTTTTTACAATGTTTTTGTGTTTGATTATGAACATCTAATAACTCTTGGTTTTGCAAGCTTACCTTACATGTTTCGCAAAAATGTTCGGTTTTCACTATGGGTTCTGGAGCCTCTATTTGTTTAAATTTTGGTTTTGGCAATGGCTCTAAACTATTTAAGGTTGCATTTAATGAAGTGAAATACTCTTGTTCTTTTATCCTTGCCTCATAATGGTCATTACACTTAAAAAATGCGACTATTTCCATAACCCAATTATCCCAACCTCCATTAGCTCTTATAGTTTTGTATAATTTGCAATTATAATTACTCGATTTTTCATTTATACAACCCTGTTTATGACCATGTTTTCTTTGTACAAAATTTGTAGTATGACCAACATATAGGTCGGTAATTAGTGAGTCTTTACAAGTTATTTTGTAAATAACCGTATTTGAATAATCAATTTCCGTTTTAGGCATTCTATATACATATTAAAACATTTTTATATTTATATTAAAATAATATTAACAATATTTCTCAAAAAAGTCTTCTCCAGAACATTTGTTCATCGAACCTACAAGTGAAGGGACCGAAATTCCGTCAAAAATGCGAAGTCTCCTACATTTTGTAGTGAAAATGGGTTGTTTTCATTGGAAAATTTTATGGTAGTATAGTAATAAAATATATGTCCGAAGCCTTGCTAAACCAGATTACGTTAGACTGTCTACTGAATAAAGACATGTTCAACAAACATTTACGAAATACACAAACCACCCAAATAAACAAAGAAGAGCGCAAATTTTATCGCAAACGCATTCACCATTTATTCACGAATGTCATGAATGGAAAGCCGCCCAAAGATTTAGCACCAGATGTCAAATATGCTTACGACACCTTTGTCAAAAATGCCATCCAATATTTCAAAATCATTGACAACAATGATGCAATACAATCCAAATACGACGGTTTCGACTTTTCACTAGATGCCAGTAGTAGTGAAACAATAACGTCGCTTAGTTTAGGCGATTCTACCGCGGATTCATTGTTGATGCGTTCAATAAAAATAAATGCGCCTACTCTAGATAAATATGTCAAGCGGAAAAGCACGAAACAATGTGAACAAAAGGAAAGCAATTGCTAAACGGAGTAACGGAAAAACGAAGTAACGGAAAAACGAAGTAACGGAAAAACGAAGTAACGGAAAAACGAAGTAACGGAAAAACGAAGTAACGGAAAAACGAAGTAACGGAAAAACGAAGTAACG